TTGCCCCTGACCGTTCTCGTTTTGCAGATCCCCGTCGGTGTCCCAGGGCTCCGCAAGTCCTCCGTATCGCAGTACGCGAGCGGCATAGACAACTTCTGCGGAGCGCCTGTCAGGGCAGTAGTTTCCGCTATGGAATCCGCCATCCTGTTCGTTGAAGAAATGGATAGCGTAGGGATGTGCGCCTCCTATCTCACACATCGTCACGGCGCCCGGGGCCTGTACTCCATCCCCAAGGATCGGGATGGACTTGATCACAGTCCACCCTTTTCTGTTGGCAGCATGTTCTAGCGAATATGGAGCTCTCATCTTTCACCTCCCTTCTTCAATTGCGAGACAGAACTGAACGTTGACTTCCATCAGTTCTCCGTCAGTGGCTGGGACCTGAGCATACGCTTTGCTCAGAGCGGCGTCGATTACCTCATACGCCGTCCGGTCAGTTGCGTTCAGCTTCTGGAACCCGGTGTCCAGTTGAACGAGTTCGTCGCCCGGGCAGTTATCTTCGTAGAACGCCTCCCGAACGATAGGCGAAGCATTCTCGAACTCCTGAACCGCGAGGTCCAAGGGGGCGGCGCAAGTGAGCGCCGCCGTCAACATAAGGATGTTCTTCATCTACTTTCTCTCTTTCTGTTAGAAGTTGCTGTGGATCTTGATGTGCTGATGCAGTTTGCCCGCTGTGAAAGTCTTCTCACAGACTGGGCACTTGCACCACACTCGTTTGGCGTCTTGGTTCTTTCCAGGAACCTTGGCGTCCACCCAAACGAGAACGTTGCCTACCATCCGGGGGGATAATCCCTCCTGCGGTAGATGCCGCTTGGGATTGAGACCCAGCGCCTCATAGAGGTCTGGCCAGTGCATGTTCTGGGTCTTTCCCTCCCAGTACGGATTGTCTCTACGCAGATTATTGAGGATCTTCATTTGGTTTTCTCCTTTCACTTGTATTCGCCGCAGAAGCGGCACGAGGTGACAACGAACTCTTCACCAGTCTCGGGATCACAGTCGTTGTAGTCCCGAAACTCATGACCAGCACAGATCCACTTAGTTCCGTCGAACTTCTGCATGTACGCAGATCCGTTTTCGGGATCCCCGCCTGGGTAGCGCATCCTAAGCATTTAGTCCTCCTTGTCCTTGTCTTTAGAAGACAAGTATAACACAGATGTCATGCTGAGCACAAGCCCCTTGCATGACATCTGCGTCTGGTCGGTGGATTTCAATGTTTGATTCGACCCATAGAGTCAATCAGCGCACACCACTGCTCGAACGTCTCGATATATGCGCCGTCTTTATCGTCCCAATTGAGGTTGGGTCCGTGGATGTTCGCGTGCCGTCCGCTATGCCCAGCAGGCAGAGTGCAGCCGCACAGATTTGAACGCACATGCGAACATCTGGCGGGATCTTTGGGTCCAGCATAGTATCCCATGTTAGAGCACGGGTTCAATGGTGACTCTGATCACCTGCGGGGGATCGCCAGAAAACGAAGCCCGCCGAAGGTACATCGGAGAGATTGTGGTGTATTTCTCAAGAGGTTTGCATTCACCATCGCATTCGCGGTACTCAACTAGAACCTTGTGGGTCTTAACGGATGTCATCATAACGGTCTTCATTTTTTACTCTCCGGTGTTGAAGGTGACGCAGTTGTCGTCAGTGACGGTGTAGGGAACCTTTTCCAGAACCAACTGAGAAGCATCCTCCTTAGGAATGCTCCACGTCTTGCTGATTACGTCGATCATCTTAGCGCGGTCGCGCTTGAAATGCGCGCCGTTGATCGCCCACGCAACGATACCAGGAGCATGGGCAAGTCCGCTTGATTGCAGAACGTACGTCTTCATCGGGTCTTCTCCTTTCTATCCTGTTCAGTGAAGTTATGCAGTTCTTCGATTGCTGCGGGATAGTCGTACAGCAACCGATAGGTGGATGCGGGGCAGAGCTTGTTCTGATGATTGCACTCTTTCAACCTAGCTTCGCATCTGCAGGTCATTCATCCATCTCCGCAATTACGATGCAATCTTCCAGGTGCTTGATGAAAGCCTTTTTAGCTTCCTCAGCCGCCTGAACGGTTGCAAACTGGTACTCAACAGAATCAAACCCAATGCTAACACATTCAACACCGGGGTTAGACGTCTCGAAGAGCGTTGCAGTTTCTTCCGGTATGGAAATCAGGACAAACATGTTACTGGTTCCTTCCGTGTTCTTTTCGAACTGCATTGATAGCAGCACTCAGGATACGAATACCCGGCCCAATTCCGTATTCGGCAACAAGTGCGAATTGCACCGGCATCAGTTTTTGCGCGCGCTGTTCTACCGTCAGACTTTCGTCAAGTACAATCGGTTCAATAGCACGCCTCAATTCGTCTTGTGTCATTAGCGTCTCCTGTGTATGATAACGCAGATTGTCACCACCACAAAGATATTAGCTATGATTGTGGTCGCGCTAGCAATCGCTGAAAGCGCCATCATTTCGTCGATAGTAAAAAAGATGGGTGTCATTCCACTGCTCCCCGGTTGAAGTGATAGCCAGCTGTGAAACCACACTCCTTGCAGTGGTCGAACGTCTCTCCAGGAAAGCCATCGACATTTTGCATCTCGCCCTTGCAGCGCATCGCATGGAGCTTGTAGGGGAGGATGTGTTTCTTGTAGATGTACGCCTTATGAGCAACGGGATACGGGACGCCAACGAAAGCCTCGAAGAGAGCAAAAGCTCCCTTTTCATCGTTCATCCGCAGAGACCCATTGGAGCACCACACTGTGAGCCCAAGGTGCAGAGTGGTTACTCCATTGCGGCCAAAAACAGTGAGTTCAGAGAAGGAATAAGGGTCATGCCTCGGGCCCTCCGTTCCAGTGCGTAGCGACATGGTAGTCATTAGATGTCTCCTTTCGCGGTTGTTGGACTTGCTTGCTGCAAGTGAGAAGTGTAGTATAGCAGTGATACCGGCATGGTGCAAGTGTCGATTGTGGTGGAGAGAAGGGAAGGCAAAATTAGTTGCAGCGGTAACGAACGGTTTAGCCGGTGCAATGATTTGGGGGGGCGAGAAAGCCAAGAAAGCCGCGGGAAAAGTCGATTTTTCCCGGTTAAGTGGTTGTTTTTGTTGGGGAAATTGACCGAGAAAACAGAGAACAAAACACCCCCTAAATAAAGGGGGGAGAGAAAGTATAAAAAAAATGCGCCTCGCGATTGATGTGGAGAATCAGATAAGCTCTCTCTATATATATAGAATAGTTCTTTATATTTCTATACTATTCTATATAATGAATACAACCACTTAGCATAGAAAAATCTCTTTTCTCCCCACATTTACCGCATTTTAACCCGGCTGATCGATACTACTTTCGCTTTTCACCGAGTTAATTCCCGTCTATTGGTACTTTTATCGGTTATGTAAATTATTTTTTGGACCCCCTTGCATCGTCTGCTCCTCATATGCTAGGCTCTATGCACGGTTAGGAAGGATCCTGCGGCGCAAATCGTGGTCGAGTTCTTAGCCGAAGTGTTCATCGAGTTAGTGGTCGAGTTGTTCGTCGAGTCCTTCTTCGGTGTGCTCGTCGAGTTCAAGGCCGAGTTCTCGGTCGAGTTCGAAGCCGAACCGGTTCGGATGGTACCGACGGGTACCATAGGCTCTTTGTCATTGTGAAAGTAACTTGGGTATCGCGGCTCGACTGCTGCGGATTCGACAATGTTCTCACAGTCGGGGTGCTCTGGCAGGACTGATGTTGCCCTTACACGGGGATGCATCAGGGGAGTTGGACGCAGCCCTAACTGTGGTGGTGAGATTTGGTCTCCGTCTCAGCTGGACCGAGACAGCTCGAACCGACCGAACCGAATATATGTATATACGCCGGCAGTCGTCTCATGAGCCTCTCGACCTCGAGAGACGAGAGACTCGACCCGAGCCGAACCTCTATAAGTATACACGTCTCAGAATTTCAGGTGGCCTCGGTCTCGAGAGCCTCTGGTCGCCGATACTCGACGGTGTCGTGATAATCCGACGTCGCCGATAATCGACGTCGCCGAAACGGACGACAGTGATTTTCGCATATCAGAGATGCTCAAAGGCCTCAGAAGTTTCTGCATCTCAGATATGCGATAATCAAGGAGGCAATTCTGCATCTCAGATATGCCGCATCTCAGAGATGCAGAAACGCCGGGCGGCGGTCGCGCGGCGCGCCACCGGACTGCCGCGGTCACGAAAAAGCGACCCCCCTTTCGGGGGGCCGCTTCCGCAGAGCTGCGATGCGGGGTGTCTACTTCCCGCGACGGCGGCGCCGCTTGCGCTCAACCACCTCGATGCACTCGCTCACGAGGTGCTGCGTGTCGACTTCAGGCCCGACACGGAACCGCGCGTCGACAACGCACTCGCGGGTCAGCACGTCTTGCGTGTCCTCGATGTGAGTTGCCTCAACCTCGATGGCAGCGTTGGCGTGTCCGGCGAAGGACACGCAGAGCAGTCCGAGCAGCACCCCGGCAACTATCGCCGTGGTGCGCCGGTCAGCCACCTCGAGGTGAATCTGCATATCAGGATTGCGATCCTGCATGGCTTCGCGAAGCATCTCGGCCTCGCGCATCGACTGGGCGGTGAAGAGCTTTCGCCCGGTGGTGGTGTTGATAATCTTGACGCGCATAGGGTGTCTCCTTTCAGGAGGACAGGGTGAAAGAAAAAAGGGGACGCGCGATGCGCGTCCCCCAGGTGACAGGTTAGCTCAGCGGCGGCCGTGGAACTTCCGCCAGGCGTAGAACTCCTGCGAGGTGTTGCTGGGGTTCCATCCCCGCTCGGCGCCGATTGTCATCAGATCCTTGACAGTCGGATGTTGTCCGGCGGCGACCAGCTGGTCAGCGGCGTTCCACACGAGCCAGCATTTTCCCCCCTCCCGAGGATACTTCTTCTTCGGCGGAGACGCGGGGGGCGTGTCCGCAGCGGGGGCGACAGCGGGGGCTTCCGCAGCAGCGACTTCCGCGACAGCGGGAGTGTCCGCAGCGGCAGCGACAACTTGCTCCGTCTCAGTTGTCTCCGGCGCGGAGACAACTTCCGAGGTGGTGGTTGCATCCGCAGCAGTGGACAACTCCTCGGCGACGACGGGGGTGGCGACGGTGACGTTCTGACGGCGAGACTTCTTGGACATGGTGGTCCCCTTTCATGGGACTGGAGAGACGCGCGAGGCGCGGGATGCGCGAGGCGCGGAAGCAGCAACAACGCTGCTACCCCCCATACATGGGACATGCTACCTGAAGACGCAATGCACCTTTGCGCATAGCTGCTATGCACGTAGGCATATCACCTCCCCGGGGGGTGATAGAAAACCTCTATCAAAATTTCTCGAGGCGGGCACACAAATCTCAAGCGGCATAAAAAACCAATCGGTCGTCAAAAATCAGATCGAGCGCGCGCTGAAAAACCAATTCTCTGTCTAATGGAGGGCACTACATGGACTATCTTATATTACGCTGTCATCCTAGAGATACGCTTCCCTTCTCCCTACTCCATCCCACCCTTTTCTGTCCTACGACAGACATCGTCTCACGCAAAGGTCCTTCCCGCTCCCGCACCCTCATCCAGATCCCCATACTCCCATCTTTCCTTTTTCTCCCTTCCTCCCTCCCATTCCCTCCCCTCTCAAGCCGTCTCCACATCATGAAACGCCCCTTCCCACACAATCCCTACGCTTACTGTACCCTTAACGAGATAGAAATCATGATCACTACTTCCCAGTCACTTCCCAACGACACATTCCAATGTGGTAGCCACGTTAAGATCATTTCCGGCCTCTTTACTGGTGTTACAGGAACCATAGTACAAATTAGGAATAATGGAGATATCACATTGAAAATACAGCAACATTTAGGGTGGAAATTTAATACTTGCATCGTTAAAGCGAACGTGTTACAATCGCTCCCTGGGTTACCTTCTTGCCAGCCAGCAAGGTGATCCTGTGGTGGTAGACTTTCCACCTCTCTGCGGTTGTAGTGGACTCGTTCACACGCCGCATGAAACGCTCCCTACCTCCACACAGAGGTATTGAGAGCGAAGGTGCTGAGCATTGGCTCACCCCCAATGTTTGGTGCCTGAACCCCTGATGTCGCAATCAGGGGTTTTTTATTGACTATAAGTATAATGTCCCAGCAACTGAATCTCCCTCCTGTCAATTTTACTGCCGAGCTGCAGAAAGCTGCACTTGGCAACGCTCTTACTCTTGATCAGCACGCTGACCTGAAGGCTTTGATTATTGATGCTGCTGCCGCTATTGGTTTTGATGGCAATGGCCGTGATGGTATACTTGGATACCTGAAGTTCGCCGCGTCGTCTTATCCGAAGCAGTACATGGCGCTCCTGTCCAAGATCATCCCCCTCCAGATAGATTCCAAATCGAGTATCACTGTAATTGAGCATGTGAACATCGTTTCTGTTCCTCCTGATAGGTATATGCCTTCCAACGCTTTCACTATCGAGGGCACGGTAAACCCTTCCCCTTCAATTCCTGGTTCCGTTCAGACGATTGAAGATCTTCTGAACAACCCCACCCCTGTGAATCTCACACCTAATGCACTTCCGACCGACAGATGATCCGCGCAACACTCATGAGGGTGATCCGAGCCCTGGGACTCCTACTGAGTGGGAGGACAACCTACTATCCAACTTTTTCGCCTACGCCTCCTTCCGTGTCTTCCCGTCTTGGTGTCAAACCCCAGATCATTGGACTTCTCGTACTACTCAATATCTGTTTACTGATTGCCCTTGTTGCCTTTTATTTCGAGGTCTCACCATTGGACTTGCCATCGGATTTACCTTCTGGTTCTTTGTGACAGTACTGATCCTGTGGTTGTGAATCGATGTTAGCTCCCCAACCTAAAAAGAAACTCGATCTCCATCTTGGAGAAAAGTTTGTTCAGAATCTTTGGACTCCTGCTCGTCATCATGCTCTGTTTGGCGGTCGAGGCTCTGCTAAGTCCTGGAGCGTTGCATCCTTTCTTCCCATTATAGGTGCTCAACAGACTAAGAAGATTGTCTGTGCTCGTCAGTTCCAGAACTCTATTCGTGATTCCTCTAAAGCACTGATTGAGAAACGAATCAGTACCCTTGGATTTGATGGACACTACGATATAACAGATCAATATATTATTCATAAAGAGACGAAGACTGAATTCAGTTTTGTAGGCCTTGAACGCAATATTGAATCTATTCGTTCACTTGAAGGTGCTGATATCGTATGGATCGAAGAAGCTCGCACTATCCGAGCCAAGTCGATGGAAGTTCTTCTACCTACTGTTCGTTCCCCAGGTTCATTTTTCATTTGGACTTGGAATCCTGAGAAACCGGAAGATCCTGTGGATTACTGCTTTCGAAATACAAAGGAAGGACCACCTCCTCGCTCAATGGTGACGTTTGTGGATTATACTGATAATCCTTATTTCTACCAGACCGAATTACCCGAGGAAATGGAGACACTGAAGAAAGGCAATTACGAGCGATATAAACATGTGTGGCTTGGCGGTTATGACACTGCGGCGGATTCCAAAGTCTTTCCAAATGCAACTACTGGAATCGTTCCTGTACCTGTCGATGTTCCTCCTCGTTATGGTATGGACTTTGGTTTTGGTACTGATCCTTCTTTCGTCATTAAAGTCTATTTGATCGAAGCCATTCGGACAATCTTTATTGCGTCTGAGGCTTCTGGCCGCGTGCCAATGGATCAGCTCCCCTCTCTTATCCGTGTTGTTGTTGATAGCGATTATGACATCATCAGGGCTGACTCTTCCCAGCCCGGTACTATCGATTTCCTTAACTCGCGGGGGTTCCCTAATCTGATTGGCGCTAAGAAAGGTCCTGGCTCTGTTAAGTCTGGGATTAATTTCATGAGCGGCTACAAGATTGTGATTCACCCTCAATGCGAACAGATGAGAGAAGAATCCCGTCTTTACTCGTTTATGACTGATAGACTTTCTGGTAAGGTTCTACCCGGCCGTGTCCCTGTTGATGCTAACAACCACGGTTTTGACGCAACTCGTTATGCCCTTGAGGATTGTGTGTCTCAACCGACTGATGTTGACGATCCCTTTGGCGGTGTAGTGAAACTTTGGTGAGGAGGATACTTTGGGTTGTGGCTGTGGTGGTAAAGGTTTCTCGAATAACTATGCAACCGGGCAGCGATATCTGAGTCAGCCCGCATCTTCTCATGTCCCGAATCAACAGCCGGCTATCGTGAATATTCAAAGCAAGTCTCTTCAGCAACGAACTACTCAGACAGCTCCCGCAACCACCACACCAGTCAGGCGCAAAGTCTAAATGTGGTCTTGGTTCACCAAGAAACCTCCTAAGAGGGAAGTGGCTGAAGAGCCAGTGAGCCCGATCTTTACGATCGGAGGGCAACCTGTACGCTTTCTGACTCCTACAGCAATTCAGGGGGCTGAAGAAGCCCAACGGAGTATCCCCCAATTATATCGTGTGACTCATCTTGTTGCTTCAAGTTCGCAAGCCATTCCTTGGTATTGTGAAGCTGATCCTGATGTCCCTGCTTCCGAACGAGCCAATCCTGGTGCAGTTAAGGCGCTCAATAGCCTTTTGAAATCTCCGAATGATAATTTCACACCGGAGAACTTGCGTTATTGGATGGTTCTTAATCTGATGCTTTACAGCCGGGTTCATTTTAAAGTCGGCATTGGTACAAAAGGTCTTCCCAACGGAATCTATCCTCTCGCCACAAAGTATATGAAGGGCATTCCGAATACTCGTGGTGTTATTGACACTTATATCTACGGTGAGGGAACGCCACAAGAGCAGAGATACCCTTCCAAGCGTAAAGCAGCGCCTGGTGAGAGCTATGCGGCGGAGATTAGCTTTCCTAGCCTCTCTGGCTTAGTCGAGTATAATAGAGCTCCTGCGGCTATCGAATCGTTGATGGCTCCGCTTGCGATTATCAGATGTTTGATGCAGAGAGCTTACGATACTGCTTCCGGGCATCCAAACATCAAGTATGTGGTTACAAGTGATAAGACCCTTACAAAGCAACAAGTTGATTCTTTGAAAGCTCATTTGGAGAGTTCTGGCCCTGGTGAAGATGGATCCGGCTCAGTTCTCTTCCTGTATAACACGAAGATTGAACTTCATACTCTTGATAATAAACTGTCCGATATTCATTCGAAGATTCCTCTTGATGATATGACTCGTATCATTGCTGGTGTCTTTGGTGTTCCGGTTGCTTTGCTAGGTCTGAGCAACGCTGACTCTGCTAAGTATTCGAACAACTATCAGCAGTCCCGAATTGCTCTCTGGCAAGACACTCTTGTCCCTACCTACATAGCTCCGATCGCAGCTGGTTTGACGGCTTGCCTTTGCCCTTACGGTTCAAGGATTATGTTCAATTACGATGCTATCCCTGCTCTTTGGGAAGGTCGTGCTGCACTCGGTCAGACGCTCAGCCATGTTAACTTCCTCACCACCAATGAGAAACGCGAAGTCCTTGACTTCGAAGAGGACAACACGCTCCCGTCGCTTATTGGATCTACTACGTCTACCCCGATCCCGACAGGTTCCGTTGAAGATCCTGCTGATGAAGAAACCCCGCCTAAGGAAGAAACCCCTCAGAAAGGGATTCCTTCTCTCAAAGTTATAAGTTAGGGTCAGAGCCATGCAGAAATACGTTCAAGGCGACCTGGTCAATCTCGATATCGAATTGGCAGCTACCAAGATGGAGAACCAGCCAGAGGGGTTCTTTGCGGGTATCGCTAGCACCCCTTCAACAGATCTATATGGTCATAAGGTGTTGAAAGGTGCTTTTGACAAATCGATTAAGAAAAAGGGCCTTTCCGGCCCACGGGGCGTGAAGCTTCTTGTTCACCACGATTGGTCGAAGCCAGCTGGGGTGATTAAGAAGCTCAAGACGGTTGGCGACAATTTGGAAATCGAGGGGCAACTGAATCTGAATGTGTCCTATGTTAAGGATGTCCATGAAGTTGCTCTTCAGAACGGCGGGCTTAACTTCAGCGTCGGGTTCGCGCTGGATGAATTCGAGTTCGTTGAAGAAAAAGAAGCCGAGGAAGATGAATGGTTGATCATCAAGTCCGGCGATCTTATGGAAGTCTCAGTTGTGGTGTTCCCTGCCCAGGTCGAAGCAGAGATGACTTTCATCAAGACACACGATTCAATGTCACAGCTCGAAAAGGCTCTTGTAGCCAACGGGATGTGTCGAAGCAGAGGCGAGGCTCACAAGTTGGCGAACTACTTGAAGCAGAACTCGCATCTGTTCCTGAACGGTCGGGAGCCTTCGGCTGAACCGATCGTGAGTGCGCATCCCCTGCTGGATGTACAACTTCTGCAACCAGTTCGCGATCAAGTCGCACGCATCAAATCGATGCTCTAAGGGGATTCCCGATGAACAAGAATCGACTTCTGGCTACCCCTGCTCTTGTGACCAGGGGTATGTATCTGACGAAAGAGGCTCCTGCTGACAAGGCGCAAGCCGAAGCGGCACTTCAGCTTCTGTCGAAGGAGCTTGGTGACATTACCAGTCTGCTGACCAAGAACCGCGCTGATACGGAGCAGCAGTATAAGGACTTGACGAACCACTTCGGTACCGTCAAGGGCGATACTGATGAGCTGAAGGCAAAGGTCCTGAAGCAGGCCGAGGAGTACGCTGCTCTTGTGGCTCAACAGCAGACCCTCACCCAGGCTCTGGACCAGGTGAAGAAGGAGATCGACGCTCCGATTCTTAAGGGCGGCACTGATCTCGTCGAATCCGACAAAAAGGCCGGCATTGAGTGCCAGAAACGTGCCCATATCTTCAAGGGCGGTGCGCTTGACGACTTCAAGCCCGATATGAACAATCTGATCGACGCATCGGCTTATCGTTCGGCCGTTCGGAAGATGATGCAGGTCGGCATTGAGTCCAAGCAGAAGGTGATTCGCACCCTTACGGACATCGAGCGCAAGGCATTCGATCTGTCTTCTTTGGACAGCGCCTTCTTCTCGCCCGAGCTGCTGGGTATCGAAGTGGACTGCATCATCGAATGTGCGGAATTGCTCGATCTCTACGGTTCCGTGACAGTCGGTAAGTCGCAGTTCATGTATCCGCAGGTCATGGACTACGGCGCTATCGGCAAATACGACTGCGACGCCAAGTGCGACGCCGAATACGGCCCCGAAGGCAACATCATGTTCAAGTCCGGCGCCGTATCGGACTTCCGCGGCGTGTTCTGTTTCCAGCGTAAGGTGTTGCAGGAGGCGAACTATCCGCTTCTGGACTTCATGTTCCGTGCAGCAGCTCGGTCTTACCGGATCAATCGCAACCGTGCGCTGATGGTCGGTGATGGTGTCAATCAGCCGCTCGGTTGGTTGAATGCCAACTGCTTCACCAAAATCGGCACGTCGACTCCGGCGAAGTTCAACCATGTGGACTTCCGTCTGTTCTATGCTTCATCTCCGGTGGAGTACGGACCAGTAACGGCTGTCATGCACCAGAACATGTTCGCGTATCTGGCTGCACAGGTTGACAACACCGGCCGCTTCATCTTCGGCGACGGTCTGATGACCTACTCCCCGAACGACGTCCGGGAGAACATCCGGATCTCCAACTGTTTGCCTGATCCGACTGCCGGGCTGACAAAGGGTTCCGAAGGCGCGCCCTTCACCGCTGGCGACTTCCTTGTGGCCGCTGGTTCCTGGAAACAGGCGTACTACATGGTCAACAAGCGTTCGCTCTGGATGGAGCAGTGGGAAGGTCAGTCCACTGCTTGGTGCGTCAAGTATGTGTTCGGCGCCGAAGACGGTGGCTTCACCGCCTGCTGCCCGGCCGCTCGCATCCTCAGCGTTGGCTGATTCCATCCGACGATCAACTCAACTTGAGGAGACTCATATGAACATCAATGTTGCCACTCAGAACAATGGTCTTCTGGCGTGGACCGGTACGGCAGCCCGTCCGATCGATATTCGTCAACACAACAACTTCGCTTTCACCTTCGAGACGACAGCAGATCTTGCTGCTGACGCTTCTTTCAAGGTGCAGGCGGCGCCTCCGAGCGATGCAGATCCGTGTGTCCCCGGTGCATTTGTCGATGTTCCGGAGACACTGACCTGCGTCGGATATGGTGCAATCGCAAAACCGACCACAGGTTTTGTGATCCCGAGCGGCACCAAGAAAGGCGCGATCTGTACTGGAGCTCTTCCCTGTCGACCTGATGCTTTTATTCAGTTGGTTGGCACCGGAGCGGCCACAGTCATCGCTGTGGCGATCTTGGGTGGCCCGCGCTAAGGAGATACCATGAATCTGAACACTGCATCGCAGCATAACGGTGCTATTGCCTGGAGCGGCCTTGCTGCTCCAGTCAACCCTGCTGTAGATATCAGACAACACAATAACTTCTCTTTCTCCTTCCTTGTTGATTCTGATATCGCTGTGGAGGCGGTCTTCGAAGTCCGCTCGATGCCTCCTCTTGCTTCAGACCCCTGCGTCGGGGACATCGCGAACGCTAATGACATTCCGGAAGTTATGATCTGTGCAATGCCTGGGCAAGTTGGCGCTGCAAAATCGCAGATCAAATTTCCTGTCGGCACCAAGAAGGGAACATTCTGCACGGCTACTCTGCCCTGCAGGCCTGATGCCTTCATCCGATTGTTTGCAGTTAGTGGTGACACCGGAAGGATCACTGCTGTTGTGGTTCTGAGCGGACCCAGGTGAGAAAAGTCGCAAGTAGAGCAATTAGAGTGCAGCCGGGCGATGAAGTAGTCGTTCGTGCTGCACTCCCTTTCAATGTCGGTCTTGCTCGGTTATATGTCTGGGCAAAGCAGAAAGGCTGTGATCAGTTTTCCCCTTATGTTCTTGGAGCAGATACAATTCCTATAAATGGTTTCCCGACTATGCTTTCTCCATTAAGTATGAGATTAGTCGAGGCAAGGCCTATTCATAAGATCAGTTTCACATCTGATATTAAAGGCCAGATTGTTATTGTTCAAGAAGTCGACAGTCTTAGTGACAAGCCTGCTAGGATCGATATCGAACTTTATATGACAACTACGTCCCCTCTGGGTCGTTTTAAAAGGAGATTGACAGAATGGCCGCAGAGAGTGAAACTTTGAAAGTTCGTATGCTTCGCACCAGTGGGCGAAACAAAGAGATCCAATGGTTTGAGTATCGACCGTCATTTCAGGCAGACATCATTCGTATTTCTTGGGAACTTGATACGATGGAAGTTGAACTCGATACCTCGGTCGCTGACTACTTACTGCGAGCGGGCTATGCTGCCCCCATTCCCCAGGGTTCGGCCCCTGCTGTTGCTGAGACGACAGAATCTGTATCAACGGAGGAACCTCCACCGCCTCCGCCGACGCCATCTTGGTTGAAACCTGACGGTGGTAAATGAGGAGACCAACATGATCAAGGTTGCTTGTCGCCCGCCTTGTGGGCCAGGTAGTTCGACAGCTCTTGCTGCTCCGCCTTGCTACACTTGCGTCGCTCCTGCCGGACCGTAAGTGTAGACTTGACCTGGGAGAAGAACCCCTCCCAGGTCATTCTCATTATTCAGAGGTACTCGTTATGAAGATGTACACTGTCGATCACTTCAGCACCGATGCTTGTAACACATGCTGTTGTGAAGTTGTTGGTGTGAAACCGGGAACCTCTGTCAAGGTGACAATCAATTATGCTCCGTGGGCGGTACCCATTGGACGATTGCATTGCCTCCCTCAGTTTGCGCTCGAGCAGAAGAAAACCTGTCCTGAGCAGACTATCGGCAATCTGCCGCCGGGTCCGATTGAGGCGCTGTCCCGATACTCGATGGCAGTGCTCACAACCGTTGGTCCTCCGCTCGAAGGCGACCTGAAAGACAACATCATCGATCCGGAGAGTGATGCCCCGCTTACGT